TTGTAGGTTCAGAAACACATACATTAACCATAGCAGAAATGCCTAAGCATAGACACGTTATACCTTATTCAGCAAATACTAATGCAGGTTATAAGTCAGTTATCAGAAGTAACGGTACAGAAGCAGAAGGTTTTTCTCCATATCAAGGGCAAGACCAACAACATAATAACGTAAAACCATCAAAAGTTGTTAATAGATGGCACAGAATAGCATAAAAACAAAGAAAGGAATAAAAAAATGAGTGAAGGAATTTTAATTGCAATAATAACAGGTAGTTTTATGGTGGTTAGTAATTTGATAACTAATTTGTTTGGCTCTAAAAAAACAACAAGTGAAATAAGACAAGATTTATCAACGTATCAAGCAGTAACAAACGAAAAAATATCAGAACTCACAAGAGAAGTAAGAGAACATAATGATTTTGCCAAAAGAATGCCAGTTGTTGAAAAAGGAATAGAAAATTTAGAAGAAAAAGTGAATTATTTTCACAAAGTTTAAGGAGATGAAATTATGGATTTAGCAATGTTAACTGAATATCTAGTGTTAGTAGTATTAGGAATATGTTTATGTGTGGGATATGTAATAAAAACAAGTATTACAGTTATTCCAAATAAATATATTCCTTTAATTATGCTTATTTTAGGTACAGCAATAAATGTATTAATCAACCTTAACAATATAACAGCAGAAGTTGTATTAGCAGGTATGATTAGTGGATTAGCATCAACAGGATTACATGAAGCATTTAGAAATATAATTGAAAAGAAAGGAGAATAAGTAATATGAAAAAGAATCAAAAATCAGTTAGAAATGGAATTGAGGATTTCTTATGTCCATTCACTGATATGTATATTACACAAGGAAGTGGTGGTGATTTTAGTCATAAAGGAACAATGGCTAATGATATTAGAGGTTCTCAAAGTGGTGTAAAATATCCTTATTATGCACCTTGTACTTGTAGATGTATCAGGATTTATCCTGAAAGTGGTCAGTCAATGTGGCAATCAATAGAAAAGGTTAGATTTGCCAATGGTAGAGTTGATTATGCAACTTTTATGATTGCACACGATGATTCTTTTGATGCTAGAGTTGGTCAATTAATAAAACAAGGTGAACAACTTGGAAATATGGGTACAAAGGGAAAATCTACAGGTGTTCATTGTCATATACAAATATCTCAAAGTAAAACTACTTCATGGACTAAAAATAAATATGGTGTTTATTGTTTCCCTAATGAATATGATACAGATGCTTGTTATTTTGTAGATAATACAAATATATTAAATGGTATGGGTGGTAATTGGAAAAAAACATCAGATGTTAAAGTTGCTACTGCGAATAATACAAAAGCAGATCAAATATTATACAAAGGTTCTAAAGTAAAGTTTCAAGGTATATTCAAAGTTGATATAGTAAATGTTAAGTTGAATTGTTTTGGTAATTCATCATTAACAGGATGCTCATTAAATGATTATAAAAAGAATAAAGTGAAATCACATCATTGGATACCAAGTACACCTTTTATTGAAGTAGATAAAAATGGCAATAAGACAAAAGACCAAGTTTTACAAGGTGGAAAAAGTTATGTTAAAAACGATAATGTTTATACAATAAAAGATATAGACATTCCAACTAATTCAGCAAAATTAAACATCAATGGTAGAGATGTTTGGGTATTTAGTAAATATCTATATGAAGTATCTAATAATTAAATAAAGGCTAGGACAATAAAAGTTCTAGTCTTTTTTATATTGTTAAAAAAACAACAAGGAGTGTACATTATGAACAACATGGAATTTACAATAAAAGCAAAAGAGATTTATAGTAAATATGATACTACTTATTCTTGGGGTTCTTTCATGAATAAGAGTAAGAATGGTAAACTATGTACTGATTGTAGTGGATTTATTAAAGGTATTTTATGGGGGTATCCTACTAATGGAAAATATAAATCAAATGGAGTTCCAGATATTAATGCAGATGCAATGATAAAAAAATGTTCCAATGTGTCAAATAACTTTAATAATATTGAAGTTGGTGAAGTAGTATGGATTAAAGGCCATATTGGAATTTATATTGGAAATGGTGAAGTATTAGAGGCCACTTCTAAATGGTCTTCTAAACTGCAAAAAACAACCTTATTAAACCAAAAAGCAATCAAAGGTCTAAATGGTCGACTTTGGTCTAAACATGGTAAATTGTCTTATTTAGATTATAAAAAAGACCATTTTAAAGTATATGTAGTTCAAAAAGGAGATAGTCTAACTAAAATTGCAAAAGAACACAAAGTTACAGTAGAGCAATTAGCAGCTTTAAATAATATCAAAAATAAGAATCTCATTTATGTAGGTCAAAAGTTAACAATCAAATAGCCATCAAATAAGAAATAGGGTAGGTACGATTTGTACTTACCCTATTTTTTTATGCAATTTTTACAGAAAAAGTATCAAAAAATGACCTTTCATGGAAATTTTTATGGTAAAATTATAAAAATATGGTATATTATGGGCGGGTGATGTTATATGAAATCAGAGTTTGTAAGATGGCTAGAATATTTAGAAACAACTGAACCACCCCGATCCAAGCCTTTGTAAACTAAATATTATATAGGTTTGCAAAGAAATTGATTTATAGTAGGAGAGGGAAGTATATGAAAGAAAAAGAAAATAAGGAAAAAGTAGAAGTAGAAGAAGATGTTCCTATAGCAACTGAGATACTTAGAGATTATAAAGAAAATAATAAAAAACTAATGGGAATTAATCGAAGATTATATCACATTATTGCTATATTATTAGTGATGCTTGCAATTGAAACAACATATATCGTTATATTTTGGGAAAGTTTGCATCCAGATATGGGAGTAATAAGGGAAGAAAAAAAATAAATAGTTTATGTTAAAAATATCATTTGTCGAAGAAGAACTGATGGATTTACAAAAGAAAATACATTTCACACCATTACAAAAACGAATTATTCGTTATAGATTGGATGAACTGAGTAGAGTACAAATGGCAGATAAAGAAAAGGTTAGTGTACCTACAATCGATAGAGAAATTAAGAAAATTGCTGATAAAATAGCAAAAGTAATATGATAATTTTATGATAGTTTTTTAATAATTTTCTTATAAAAAATTAAGAAAAATTTAACAAAAAAATTAAAAGAAGTCGAGAGTTTCGATTTCTTTTTTTATGTCATAATTTAGGTGTAGTAAGAAGTAGTGTCGTAAGCGAAAGGAAACGGATATGGAAAGTAAAGTAAAATGGTTTGATGATGAAAAAGGGTTTGGTTTTATTGAATATAAAGATAATGATGACATTTTTGTTCACTACTCTACAATCAGAGATAAAGGACACAAAACACTAGTTCAAGGAGAAATAGTAGAATTTGAACTAATTAAAACTGATAAAGGCTACAAAGCTAAAAACGTAGTATCAATTAAAGCAGAATCATAACTGCTTTTTTATTGTAAAATTTCCATATTTTTAACAAATTAAGCAAAAACTATTGACACAACCTAGGTTGTTATGTTAATATAGTATCATCAGATAGGAAAATAATGGTAATTGCTATTTGATAGAAAGGAAGTGTATTAACAAAAATGTCGTTTAATAAAACTCAATATAATATTGAGTATCGAAAAAAACATAAAAAACAATTTAATGTTGATCTGAATACAGATGAACATGAGGAAATAACAAACTTTTTGAAAATCAGGAATATTACAAAAGTAAAGTTTATTAGAGATGCATTTAAAGAATTAAAAGAAAAAGAAGAAAGGAAAAAATAAAAAAGATATAAGGCACAAATTTAGCTGGACACTAAAACCTTATATCTTAATCAAAACATCTTCCAAAGAAGACAAAAAAAGTATATCATAACTTTTATCTCTTTGGAAGAAGAAAAAGTAAAAAAGAGGTAAAAAGTATGAAAAGTAATAAATTAATAACAGGGGGAAACAAGGTTGTTAAGAAATTACTTAAAAGGTTAGTAAGAAATATCGTATATTTTTTAGTAGGATTAGCAGTTATATCTGTTATATTACTAAAATATATTGTTAGAAATACAGTATATCTAATCATTGGATTATTAGGAATCATGTATATTGTTATGCCTAATTTGATTTCAAAGGTTTATCGTAGAATACCAAAGTTAGTGAGAACAACAATTATATACATATTAGTTATAGGAACAATCATTGGTGTTTATTCAACACATAATGTAGTATTAGCAAATAGTATTAATGAATTAAACAAAACAACAATCGAATTAAAAGATAATAAGATTTTATCTTTAACTAATACAAACACAAAGTTATCAGAAGAA